CGCCATAGTATCAATCATTACAGCGCGCATTGCCTTTCAGATTGATGCAAACAGTTTGGATGAATAGGGGGGGGTATAAAAATGTTTTATGTTTTGTTTTTCGTTGTGTTGGCAGGTGCTTACTGTGTTGGGGTGTTTGGCTTTGCTCAAATTGTCGGATCCTTGCAGACGCGGCAGCGGGCATTTCTGCTGACAATCTTACTTTGGGCAGCTATCTTGTTCGGCGGGTGGTTTGTTGTCAGCCACTTCCTGACAAAATACATTTTGGCCCTCTACATTGGTTATGGAATCGCCCTGATTTCCATACTAGGCGCTGGGAGAATTGAATAAGGCCGGTCAGGATCGGACTGCCGTTTGTGCTTCTGTGGCTATTATATGCCACAGCGTTGCGCGTGTCAAGTACTTTTTGTGATTTTGTTGCAAGTTTTTGTTGACATCTCATTTTGCCTGTGTTATGGTGGATTTACAGCAGGCAAGGAGGTGAGACCAATGCAGAGCAGGCTGAAAGAGCTGCGGAAGGCGCTGGGTCTGTCGCAGCAGGAATTTTCGGAAAGAATTGGAATTAAGAGGGGCGCAATTGCGAACTACGAGATCGGCCGCAACGAGCCTATTGACGCGGTGGTTTCTTTGATCTGCAAGGAGTTCAGCGTGAACGAGGCGTGGCTGCGCAACGGCGAGGGCGAGATGTTCCAGCAGCTCACCCGAAATGAGGAACTGAACCGGTTCTTTTCCAGCCTGGCTTTTGGCAGCGACGACTTCAAAAGAAAACTCCTCACCGTCATGGCACGCATGAGCGTTGAGGAGTGGGAGATGCTGGAGCGCAAAGCCTGGGAGCTGGTGGAGGAAATGAAAAAGACCGGCCCGTAGAAGGCCGGTCTTGCTGGTTTACTGTCCGACGCTCTGGATGAGGTCCAGGACGATCTCCAGTTCTCGGACGGTGGCATTTGAGAGGATGGCGTTGATCTGGCTCAGTAGTTCATCCCGGGTGATGGGACTGGGCATGGGTGACGGCTCCTTTCTTTCGTACAGAGCGGCCGGAGAGTGGCCGCTGAATGGTTAAGGGTTGGCCCGCCGGGCGATGCGTCGCCAAACTGCTGCGCCCGGCAGGCCGGTGGCTGGGGGCTGGTTACAGCCTACCAGAACGCAGACAAAGTGAAAAGTCTGACTGCCAAAGAGTTTCCATGTTTTGGCAATGGCATCTTGCCATATCTAAGCAGAGGCGCTCTTTGCAGGGAAAGAGAAGGGGGGTTGTAAATGAAAACACCGTGTGACTACGGGTCACGGGAGGGAGGCCCATTCGACCACTGTCTGGAATGCGAGTTCCTGGGCAACGGCTGCTCCGGGCCACGGACCACGGCCATGACCAGTGACAGGTATCTGATCTGGATGACGGATCTGAAGAAGCTGCGGGGCGTGGGCAATCAGACCATCTCCGACAGCACGGGCCTTTCAAAAGCCACTGTGGACGACTTCTTTGCCGGACGGCGGAAGGACATCGGGCGGATCACCGCCGGACTGATGGAGGACTACCTGATCGGCGGCGACGCCAAATGGCCCTGCGCCATGGAGCTGGCCGCAGACAACAAGGAGATCGTCTACCAGGACCGGCCGGAGACGCTGGAGGCGCTTCGGATCGCGCAGGAGGTCATGGCGGATAAGGACGAACGCATGGCCCGCGAACGGGAGGCCTACCTGGCGGACGTGCAGGAGTACAAGGATCTGGTGGCACATATGAGGGCCCAGATCGACCGGAAAGATGATTACATCGACCGGCTGGCGCGGAAGGCCGGTATATGAGCGGCGGACAGCGGTGGCACCAAACAGTTGTTCGATTGCATCATATCATATTCCCCGCGCCGGGGGAAGAGGCAATTCCCATCACGCGTGCGCGCGCGTAAGAGGTATAATATATTTAATACTCAAGGGGGTTTATATATATTTCCTTGTCAGGAAATATATATATAAACCCCCCATTAAAGAAAAGAGAGTATATATAGAACTACTATCCAAGACTGTATCTTAACTGTATCTACCCCATACCCAAAACAAGCCGTCTTTTTTGCTGAGGGCAAAAGACGTCTTGTTTGGGCATGGGAAACACCCTCGTTTTGGATACCAAAAATAGCGGACAGGTCTCCGGCTGATGTGCCGGGACCGTCCGCCAATCACGGACAGATTAACGCGGCGGCGTGATTACACCGTTGTAATCACTCGCAGCAAAAGAAAAAGCCGACCGGGCGCTACCAACACCCGGACGGCCAGCAGACAAGGCATCCCGCAACCACCACGAAGCAAGGAGGCGCTCTGTTTCTGCACACACAGCATTATAACACAGCGCCTCCGATTTGTGCAAGCAGAAAAGGAGGAAAAACATGGCAAAGAAGAGCAAATATCACGTCAGGCCCGACGGGCTCCACGAGAAGATCATCACGCTGCCCAACGGCAAGCGGAAGGCCTTCCGGGGCCGGTCAGACAGGGAGGTGGACCGGAAGCTCCTGGAATACCGGGAGGAGGCAGAGCAGGGATGGACGTTCCAGAAGGCGGGGGACCGCTGGTATGAGGCGAAAGCGGCGGAGGTCCGCCACGCTACATACCGCAGCTACGGCAATACCCTGCGGCGGCTGCAGAAGCGCTTTGGAGACGAGCGGATCACGGAGATCATGCCGGATGAGCTCAACGCCTATATCCGCGCCTTTGAGCGGCAGGGCTATGCCAGCGATACCGTGCAGCTGGAAATTTGCGTTCTGAGGATGGTCTTTGATTACGCGGTAAATCACCGGACGGAGAGCGGCCTTCCGATCAATCCGGCCGCAGCGCTGAAGAAGGCGAAGGGCTTGCCCAGGAAGAAGCGCCCGGCGCTGACGGAGGATCAGGAGGACCTTGTCCGCAGAGGTGCCCGGGAAAAGCGTGGGGACTGGTGGCTGCTGGGCTATTTCCTGATGTACACCGGATGCCGGCGCGGAGAAGCGTTTGCGCTGACTTATCAGGACATTGACCGCAAGCGCGGCGTGATCCGGATCAACAAGAAGGTCAATTACGACGCCGCCAACGTGCCGGTTCTGGAGAACTTCACCAAGTCGGAAAACGGCCTGCGGGAGATCCCTCTGATGCAGCCGTTGGCTGACGCGCTGCCGAGAAACCGGATCGGGCTGGTGTTTCCATCTCCGGACACTGGCAAGCATCTCTCGATTTATGAGGTGAATAAGTACTGGAAGCAGTATTGCCGGGATGTAGGGCTTCCGATGCGGATCGATTCGAGGGGTAAGGAACAGGCTGGTATCACGCCGCACAGCTTCCGGCACAGCTTTGCCACCATCTGTTTTGAGGCCGGGGTGGACGCCAGAACGGCTGCCGCCTGGCTGGGTGACAGCGTGGCCGTCATGGAGCGGGTGTATGTGGAGCTGCGCCAGACGCACCAGGGCAGTGCCGTTTCCCTGCTGGCTCAGTTCGTGCAGGAGCGAGAGCACGCGGCTGTTACTTAACAAACATCGGAGTCCAACTGTGTCGAAACTGTGTCAAAAGGGGTGAAAAACTATGAAATTTTGTGATGAGCGGTGATGCTGGGGGAAATGGCGTTAAGCCGTTGAGGCGCAGCGCGTCGAGCCGTATTTTGTCACCAGTTGTCACGGGGTGAAATTTGTATAAAAATTTGCATTTTGTAACGGAATCGTAACACAAAACTGAGTAATTGCAATGGTTTGAGGCGTTTACTGTGTCGATGCTGTGTCGATCCTTTGTAAAAACATAGGACCGGCCCCGTTTTGGGGCCGGTCGTGAGAAGAACTTACGCGAGTTTATCCATTTCGGGGATGATGCTGCGCTCCGCCAGCAGATTGTGGATCATCAGTCTGCCCTTCTGTGTCCAGTGGGTGTGCAGGACCGTGTCCGGCGTGCCGTCGGCGCGGACGATGGGGATGGTCTGGGACTTCGTGTAGCCCAGCCCCATGTGCCGCCGGTACAGGATCCACTGGCCGTTGACGTTGTGCTGGATACCCGCCTCGTGCAGGATCTTGTTCAGCTTCCTGGCGCTGATCC